GTTAGTAAAACATTTCCCTAAATTAAATTTTTTTGTGGATCCTATTGCTCATGATGGAGGAACTGCAGTAGGAGTAGCAGCCTATGATATATATTATTAAACATAAAGAAGAAGCTGTGGAAAAAATATTAGATCAACAAATAGTTGTTATATTTCAAGGACACTCTGAATGGAGTCCAAGAGCTTTAGGTAATCGATCTATGCTATTTGACTCACGAAATAAAAATGCAAAAGAAATAGTTAACAAAATAAAAGGTAGACAGTGGTGGCGACCTACGGCTGCAACAATACTGTACGAGCACAAAGATGATTATTTGAACATGCATGGTTTAGATGAATCTCCTTATATGACATTTGCAATTGATGCTAAACAAAAAGCAATTAATGAAGTCCCTGCGTGCGTACATGTTGATAATACTTGTAGGTTCCAAACTTTAAAACGTGAACAAAATAAAAATTATTATGATCTTATAAAATTATTCTATAATAAAACAGGTGTGCCTATATTACTTAATACTTCTTTTAATTTAAAAGGATATCCAATAGTTGAAACATTTGATGACGCTATGTGGACACTGCAGAACAGTGAAATAAATTATATATATACACCATGATTAAAACATTTGACCATAAAATATTAGATTTAAAGTATAGAATCAATGGATTAGTCCCTAAAAATGTATGTCAAAAACTAATTAAAACTTTCGAAAAATATTCTGAATTGTCAACTTCAGAACAAAGTTATAAGTATAAAGATAAAAAAACTAAATTAGATAATTTTAAATGTTTAAATTTATCACGAATTTATAATCCTAATAAAGATATAAAAGAAGCTTTAGAAATTTCTAAAATGTATATATCAATAATGATATCTAATTATGTTTTATATATTCAAAAAAATATATGCACTACTTTTGATAATCATTGTATTAACAGAACAGATAATATTCGTATTTTAAAATATAAAGAAGGAGAATGTATTGAAGATCATAGTGATGTTGGAGGAGATATAAGAGCTTCTTGCACTTTAAATTTAAATCAAGATTATGAAGGAGGTGAGTTTAGATTTTTTAATGGTTTAATAAAAGAATCTTTTAAAACAGGAGACGCAATGTTTTTTCCCGCAGAGCCTATTTGGATTCATGGGACTGAACCTGTAACAAAAGGCACTAGATATTCAATAAATTGTTTCTTAAAAAAATAATGAAATTAATATATTCAATCCCTGATAAACTTTATTACATACAAAATTTTTTAGATTATTCTACTTATAAAGTAATTCATAATTCTATATTTAAAGAACGTAAAAGTATTAATTTGCATACTTCTAAAGGTTTATGGTCAGAGAAATTAATTAATAACATAGTTCCTCCAAAAAGAGTAGGTGTATCAAATTATCCACCGTTTGAAAAATTAAAGACTTTAACGCATCACAATCAATTTTATCAATTAAAAGATTTTAAAGATATTACTAGTAATATTCATTATATGGAAAAAGGAGCAGGTATTAATTGGCATGATGATAGCGGTTGGACATACGGAGCAACATATTATATTAATAATAGATGGAATTTTCAATTTGGCGGGGAATTAATGTTTAACTCAGAAAATGGTCATGGGTATATACCTGTAGTAGGTAATTCTTTATTGATAATAAAATCTCCACTTGAACATAAAGTTAATCCTGTGTTAAGTCCAATCATACCAAGAGTTTCAATACAAATGTTTATTAAATAAATGAAAGAAGGATTTGATATTAATATTAAAGATAATTTTTTAGATAAAAAATTATATGAATCAATTTATAATAAAATTGCATTTTACGGATATAGTCAAGATTATAATTATACTATTGAAACAAAATTAAAAAATAAAACACATTTATTTTATGGAACAACTGTTGAAAAAGAAATATCAGAACATATAAGAAAAAAATGTGAAAAACTATATAACAAAAAACTTAAAGAATGTTACAGTGCATATACTATGGTAGCAAGAACTACTCCAATGGTCCATTGTGACAAAGGAGAAAATACTTCACATCAAATTATAATTTATATAAGAGGAGATGAAGGTTTGCACAGAGGAACTGGTTTTTATGTAAAAAAAGGTAATGGTAAGTGTGAATTAAATACACACGTAGGATTTAAACAAAATAGGGCAATTTTTTGGGAATCCTCAGCATTTCATAGCCCGTTAATTTGGAGTGATGACAACAAAAGTAAAAGATTTTCTTTTTTAGCTCAATATAAAGAAATAAAATAAATGAATGAAAAAATAGTTAACATAAATAATTTTATAGGTATCTATGATAATTACATCACTGAACAAGAATGTGAAAAAGCTATTAAATTATATGAAGATCAAAATAAATTTAATAATACAGTAAATAGAATAGGTGGAGAAAAAGCACCTATTTTACAAAAACAAGACCAACAGTTTTTTGCAGCGCCTTTTAATTTAAATGTATGGTGGGAGTCTTTAAAACCAATGATGCTAAATTTTGATTTAGCATGGAATCATTATATTCAAAACACTGGAGCAGGTGATGCTTATGGAGTTCCTTTTCATTTTACAGACTTAAAAATACAAAAAACTTTACCTACAGAAGGTTATCATGTTTGGCATATAGAACATGGAAAAGGATATGCTAATGAGCCACGTGCTTTTGTTTTTTCTATATATTTAAATGATGTAGAAGAAGGTGGAGAAACAGAATTTTTACATTTTTCAAAAAGAGTTAAACCTAAAACAGGAAGAGTTGTTATTTGGCCAGCAGCTTTTCCGTATGTACATAGAGGAAATCCTCCTTTATCTGGAGAAAAGTATATTTTAACTTCTTGGATGTTATTAAGATGATAAATACTTATAATTTATTTACTGTCCGTGTGTCTCATGGAAAACTACCTATTCCAATCGATATATATAAAAAAGTATTAAAATTTGTAGAAGAAAATTATAATACAGAAGACCACATTTCTTGTGTAAGTGGATTTCAATATCACGAAACTTTTGAAGGTAAAAAAGATTTAAATAAATTTATAAATAATTATTTAAATAATGTTTATTATGTTAAAATTATTTACAGTTGGTTAAACGTGTTAGAAAACAACTCTTACAATAAACCTCACTATCATACAGGAAATGATATTAGATATGCCGGTGTTCTTTATTTATCAGCTGCAAATAATAATATTATTTTTTCAAAAGGTAGTGATACTTTTGAAGTAAAACCTAAATTATTTGATTATTTAATATTTCCTTCTGATTTGCTTCACTATGTTTTACCTGAAAAAAGAAAAGAAAAAAGAATTTGTTACGCTTTTAATTTAACCGCTGTTGATTAAGATGTGTATGATGTAGGTCTTGAGCCTAGTCTAACAATTTTTTCAGCTTCAGTTTCTGTAGAATTACCTTCTTCATCAACTAAATTGTCGTTATCCCAATCATTTTGTAATTTTGCTAAATGAGCTGCATCCCATTTTGAAATAAATTGAGTTGAAAAGTCTCCTAAATCGGCATCTTCCCAAGTAGAGTGAGGAGTTTCGTCCTTATATTCTACAGTATCATTTGGATTAGATGTTCCATATTGAATAGCCCAAATGTTATTCCATTTAGCTGATCCCCAAAAATCATCATCAGAAATTCTATATCCAGTTCCAGCAGCATCACCACTTTGTTTAATAATTATTTTGTCTCCGAATACCACTGTCCATGTTGCATTTGTTGCCATTTTTTCTCCTACGTCTTAATTATATAAATTACTGTTAAATAAGGTTGAATAACCGAAGTTGCATCTCCAGCAAAGTTAGCACTCATGTTGTGAGAGTGACCACTACCTGAACCTGCATTGTTTACGTTAATAGTACCAGAAGGTTGAGGAAAACCATGACTAACGTTACCTCCTCCTGATGGTGCAATAGGGGCAGTTACATTAAAAGAGTGGTCGTGAGATGCTAGTTGTGCTTCTGATAATGTAGCATTAGCTGTTGAACCAGCAACGTTTCCAGTAGATTGAACTGTGTTGGCTCCGCCAGATGATGCTAAAGCTTTATTATTTGATTTTCCAACTGGTACGTTGTCTTGTAAGTCTGGTACATTAAAAGTTGATGAACCATCACCAGCTCCATAAGTTGTACCTATAATTGCAAACAATGCAGAGTAAGTTGTTCTTGAAACAGCTGCACCATTACATTCTAAAAATCCTGTTGGAACTGATGAGTCTGTCCATGGAACAATAGTTGCTGTAGGAATACCGCCTTCTAACAGCTCTCCATTGTTTATGATTTCTGTTCCACCTGAAAATAGTCCCATTATGAATCTCCTTTAAATTTTTTCTAACTTTAATCTAAATTTTTCCTTAGATTTGTTGTTAATTAAGTATATATCGTCAGCACCCTCCTGTAAAGTCCAGCTACCTTTTGATCCGTCAACGATATTACCCTCTGTTTTATGTTCATTATTTAAGTGTAAATCCCCAGTATAGACATTTCTCCATACGTTTCCAACGGCACCTAAATCGTAAATATCATTAGTGCCTGGTACAATATTACCTGAAACTGTTAGGCCGCTAAAATTTGCATTTACATCAATAATATTTGTACCGTTACTATAAAGAATTTTTACTCCTTTATCTGTAGTCGAAAACGTAGGACCAGTTCCACTAACTGTTTTAAATTCAACAGTAAATGCTCCAGTAGTATTATTATAAACAATATAAGATTTTTCTATGCTGTCAGGTACTGTAACAATTTGATTTCCTGTAATTGTACCTGATAATTCTATAATCAAATTTCTTGCATCAGAAGAAGCTGTTGTTCCATCAGATATTAACAAGGCTGTAGTTTGCGCACCACCTGCAATAGATTTATTTACATAACCTTGTATCTGATTAATGATTTCTAAATTTGTATTTGTTTTAGTTCCCCAAGTACCATCATTGGCACCTGTAACCATTAGTTCTATTCCGAGATCAGTATATGTTGATGACATGTTATTATTATATCCTCTCTAAGCTGCTTTATCAACCTCAGTCCAAACGTTAGACACTCCTGGATTTATTTCGGCCCAAGCTGTAATATTTGGATTTCCTGTATTTGTTTGTAATTGAATTCCAGTAACATCTATAGTAGCGTTTCCTGTTACTGTAATGGATCCTACAGAAGTGGACATTTGAACACCTGTAACGGCATACCTAGTTTCTTGTTCTACATCTCCAATAGAACTTGTTAATTGAATTCCTGTTAAAGAAACATTAGCATCTGCTGTGGGAACTTCTTCTCCCATAGACATTGTTAGTTCTTGACCAGTAACTTCAACAGTATGATCTGTAAATGCAGACTCATCCCCTAATGACATGGTCATTTGAGTGCCGGTAACTGAAACGTTTGCTACACCAGTAATATCTACATCTCCAACAGAAGTATTCATTGTATGTTCAGTGACAACTACTGAAACATTACCATCTGCTGTAACTGAGAAAGTTCCAAGAGTTGTTTGAAGTAAGAAGCTTGGAAGTTGTCCCGCACCTGTTGTTGCTTCAATTTGAACGCTTGGTATATTGAAGGTACTAGGACTTAATGTTGCAAAAGGAGATTCTCCAAAAGCAGTCAAAGTATCTTGAGTAGAAGTTTTGTTTGTAATAGATAACTGAGAACCTGTAACAGGAACACCTACATTAATATCTTCTTCACCAATTGATGAGGTTAATTGAGAACCGGTTACACTAACTAATACAGAAGACCCGGCAACAGCTCCCGCGTTGGATAAAGTTGCTTGAACACCTGTAACATCTACATTAGCATTACCTGTATTAGACTCTTCACCCATAGATCCTGTAAGGACACTGCCTTGAGGATAAGCAATGGCGTTATTATCTTCTGCTGAAAAGGCCGCTTCAGAATATGCGGTTATACCAAAAGCCATAGACTAGGCTCCTTTTTGTTCTTGATCGAATCCTTCTTTTAACATTTCAGAGGTAGTTTTTTCTTCCTCTGGAAGTTCTTTGCTAATTAGATCAGAGTAGTGTTTTTGTAAAACTTCACAATCATTAAATTCTAAACTTAATTGATTTTTCTTTACAACGATGTTTTGTAATTTTTGTAAATACACTTTACCTTGATCAGATAACTTTTCACTATCATAATGTTTTTTGTCAAAATTAAATATCATTACATCTCTTCTAATTTAAATCTGTATTTTTTACCAGACTTATTATTTAAAATATATAAAT